GCTTAACACCAATACGAGGTGTTGCTGTTAGTAATCCAAGTTGTATCTCTGCTCTTGCTGCTGATGTGTTATATTCCTGCATGGGTATAACACTCTCAGCAATACTCATACCATAAAAGTTGCCTGGCAATGGCTTAGGACACATATTAGCAACTGGTATAAACTCAACTTCTTTAGCACTGATGATATAACTGCCACTGTATACTATTTCTACTAATTCTAATTCACCATCACCATCTATATCATATTTGTTCCATACAGTAACAATACTAACTTGTCTACTATCAGGATCAGCACTACTAGCACTATCAACAGGAATACCCATGATAGGTACACTATCTCTTGCGTGAATCGCTAAATTGTTTAAAACACTACCTGCTTGGTATGCTCCGTTAAAATTGTATTCAGCAAATCGTTCAAATTGTTCTAAGTTTATACCTGGATATAACTCAACTGCTTCTTGAATAGTCATTGGATCATAGAAGCCACAGAATGGTTGATCTTTCATTTCAGGTACAGTTGGATCACAAATCCAAAAATGTTGTGCGATTGGATGAAACTTAATGTTTAAATTATAACCAGTCAACTTGTATTTCGCTGAATAAATTGTATTACGACGAATTGCTTCGTTTAATATATCTTGGTCGTTTTCACCAGCAACACTAACTGTTTCAGTTGTTTCTTCAACTTCTTCTTCATTGCCTAATGTTCCAATAAATTCACTTAATTGTTGATCATTAAATTGTTCTCTGTCTACTCCGATTAATTGTTCTACTTCTGCTTTGACTTTTGCTAGGTCAACACTGATTTTACGCTTGCTTTGTTTTAATGGGGTAAGTCCACTATCATATGCTTGTTGTTCAAAGGCACGCAATTGATCTAATGTACCCTGTGTTTCAACATATCTTGTTATAAGTTCACGCACTGGTTTAATCATCATCATACCATTCTTATGCATGGCAGCATCCATAATCCAACGCTCTAATATAAAGTGTGGATCATTCATGCTATTGATGACTTTGCTAACCATGTTAGTTGCTTGCCTTGCTGCCTCTGTGTCGTATTCGTTATCTGCTACAAAGTCAAAGTTAACATCGCCGTTTGGCATAAGTCCTTTAGCAATAACTGCTGTAGCATAATCTACTACAGGTTTCACACTAGGATGTATGTAATCAATACCATTAACTGGTGCTGTACTATCTGTAACAGCAAGACAAAGATAGTGATAGTCTGACGCACGGTTCACGGCGTTTTTGGTACCAAGATAGCGTAAATAACTAGCCATCTTTACATCAAGCAAGTTCTTAAGACGAACAAAACGGGCATTAATTTTCTTATCTTGATTAATGTCAGATAAGGGAATATTGTTTATATTCAACATTATGTGGTTTCCTGAAACATTTAGTATTTAGCGTAAATTAAACACTTAATGACCACCCAGGCACTTTATCCTTTATCCTTTTGTTAACAGTTGTACTATCAATTTGATGAGCCTTTGCTGCGTATTTAATACATTCAAATTTACCTAAAGGGGTAATTACTGGTATTTTTTTACGACCTCCATGGCCTAAATTTTGTCTATTTGATATAATCATATCATCCATATTATCCTTTTGGGTACCAGTATCTAAGTGATCTGGACGAACACAAGAAGGAGTATGGCATTTATGTAATACATATGGTTTAGTCATGTCTTTACCTGCTATTAGTGCTGAAAATCTATGTGCTCTCCAATGCTTACCGGCGTAAAATATACCATATCCATCTCTATCTTTATAATTTGTAAATGTCCAACAATTATCTGATTTGTCTACATAAGACCAAAATCTATTAATTTGTTTTTCTGTTATCATCATTTTTTTTATCCTTACTTTTCTTACCAAATATCTTTTCGTAGTTTTCATCAAATTGTTTTTTTGGTATGTCAAAGGGTCTAGGTCTACTTCCTTTACTCATAATAATCCTTATGTTGGGTTAAATGTCTTTTTCCATGCTGGTTTATTAGTATCATCACGGGTGACATATCTATCACGCTGTGCTGCCATGCGTTGTTGTGGGGTACGATTGTCCCAAGGTTCAGCGTAATTATTTAAACAACCTAACAATGCGTATCGTGCTGAATCAATACAATCATCTGGATCGCTATACCGACCTTTCTCATCTACATAATAGTTTTGTGCTTCATTTAAAAAATCAGTACAATTCTCATTAATGCGTAATGTGCCATGATCTAACATTTGTCGCATTTGATTTATACCATATGCTTTGTGATTAGTTCTATGTCCTTGTTCGTTTGGTGGATTCATGATAGGATCTCCCAATACATTGAGTTCGTATGAGGACAACAATGAGCGTATACTTTCGGAAGACATAGTGTATCTTCCAGGTGTTGATGCGTCTGGGGGCAATACGATTGGGCAACCAAATACTTCCGGACGGAGGAGATGCGATATATAGTTGGTCGGGTTCGCTTCATCCAGGCCTCGAACAACGATTTGTCTGTGAAGATACGCCTCTCTTTGATAGGGGTCCCAATACATGAGTGTGATAACTGTTTTGTCATTTACTAATCCTAAGTCAAATGCCATAATTCTTTGAATGTTTGGCAATGTTCTAAAATCAATTTCTGTTGTTTTATAAGTAGGCCACTGACTAAGTTGAAAGATAGCACCTTTTCCTAATACAGGTTTACCAGCAATTCGTGCTTCACGCTCATGTGGTAGATAATCACGCTCTAATTGTAATCTTGTTTCTTTTAATAAGAACGGTAAACCCCATGGGTCATATTCAGGGCAATCATCCCAACTTACACGAACATACTCATAGCCTTCTTGACGATTCCAAAATTTACTAACTAGTCCATTTAATCCTTTTAATGGCGTAAATGAACATAACACTATACCTTGTGTAGTTGCTGTACGAGTAACAACCTCACTAAAGAAATCATCGGGTGGTTGCTCATCAAATACTGCTAAGTTAAGTTTGAATCCTTGTAACTGTCTTACTTCTTGTGTGTAGTTAGCAAATAATAGGTATGATTTTTGTCCTGATGTATGTTTTATTTCTACACCAATACAATTAGCACCATCTTTACGCATTGTATCAACAATAATACAATCACGAGGAATACTACCAGTGCCAATGTTTTCTTCTAACTTAATGTCTTGTGTACCAAGCAATTCATTTTGTAATACAAGTGCGACCTGTGTCCAACCCTCACCAGCAACCATAGCTGTGATTGGTCCATGGAATCTATGACCAGCCCACCAATCAGGATATAATCCAGTTAAATGATATGCTGTTTCAAAACATGTACTAGTTGTTTTACCAATACGATTTGCTGCCAATATGCCACGGCGTGTATATTTGCCTGTGTTAAAGAATTTTAATTGATGATCAAATGGTCTAAAGTATTTTATCTGATTGTATCGCATGTCATCGGCGACAACAATTGATAGGTCACGAAGTTTGTTTTCCGTAGGCCCATCAATTGTTTTTAATGCGTCTATTGTTAAGTCATGTTTATCAACAACATACCTTAACGCTCTACTCATTAATGTTTCGGTTGCCAACATGTTTTAAGTCATTGCGTACTTGATGTAGATAATATACACTGGTACTAAGTTCTAACAATTGAGTTGGTGATAACTTCCAAGTAGTAACATCATTCAAATCAACATTATCACGCTTGTCTAGTCCTGATTGTAATCGTTCTACTAACAATCGTAATATGTGTTCAATTAATGTTGGATACTTACTTGTAAATGCCATACGATGTGTAGCATTTATTTTTTGTAATATTAATGTATCTTGTACTTTTGCTTGTTCAATGGCACGCAATACTTCGTCTTTACTTGATTGCTTCATGCTAAATCCCAAGGATTGTCTTTCATTTTCTCATTGAGTGTTACAAATTCACGATCAACCCAAACTTCCCATTGATTTGATTTGTTTACCTTTTTACTTTGCATGGTAGCACGAAGTCTACGACCAATTGGTGTAAGTGTACCATCTTCACGCTGTGCGATTTGTTCCCCAGTTCTTGGATCAATCCATTTAATAACTTCAGGACGAATACGACCAAATTTATCAATCTTTTCACCAACTGGATTTTGATTTAATGGTCCAAGTATTTCATATGTAATCATACCGTTCTTGTATTTTCTAAACAACATATTACATTTTAGATCCTTTGCTCTTGCTTCAGCATCAGGGTGTGGGAATGTTGCTACATAAAACAAGTTTTGTACTTCTTTACGATCAGGAATAGTTGGATCATTTGGTGGTGCAGGTTTAATGTTGTCAATAGGTACTAAATCATTTTTGTCAACATATGGATTTTCATTGCCAACAAAAATAGGATCAACATCAAGACCATTCAATACATCCATAGCAACTTGATATTTTAGTTTATTAGCACGACCTTTCAAACTTAATACAATACCAGTTGTATCAAATACAAATCGTTCTAATTCTGTTGCTGTTGGAAAGTCATTCATTAGACCTTCTAAATCATAGCTAGGTGTAATGTAATTTGGACTGATTGGTTTTTTTGCTTTCTTTTCAACGAACTCAATTTGTTCGTCACGATCTTGGGGTGTGTCCCAAGTGTTATCTTCAATAGGGTTACTTTTTCTATTCATATCATTTCCTTAAAAAATACATGGGTATTTATATACCCATGTTGTACTACAAATTAATAACCTGAGGTTGCGCCCAATGCTCCCTTACGAGCAGCACCTGACTTAACTTTTCCTGCGTTCCCTTTAGTTGGGCCACGACCTACATTGGTATCACTGTGTAATCCTTCTAATCCAGGATTAATTTTCTCACTGGTAAACTTACCACGCATACTAAGAGCGTCAGTAATCATATTAGCAAGTTGTGCTTTTTCACTACCAGTTTTGTCTTTCTCACTCATAAAGGTCTTGCGTTTTTCCATGTTACCAGCATTGCCAGTTTGTGGACCACGACCTGAGTTAAATGTCATTTTTTCTTTCATTTTCTTTATCCTACGATTTGAATTGGGCTTACAATCATATTACCATCAACCACATTACCACGACAAACAATATCTACAGGAAGATAAGAAACTTGAATAAATTCAGTTTGTCCTGGACCAACAGTAAATATTGCTTGTTGACCTTGTGGCCAAAGTCCTGTACCTGCTACGCTAATACCTGTAATAGCACCATTACCATCAACTGTATCAACTGTAATAGTTACATCATTTGCTGTGGTTGCGCCACCAACATCTGTGCCAAGAATTGTTACTGTTTCTGTAGCAATGTATCCATCACCATCATTTGTAACTGTTGCTGTATAACCAGTGTATGACACATTAACTGTAAACACTGCGTTTGCGCCACTGCCACTTGCTACACCTGTCAATCCTGTATATGTATAGGTATCATTATAAGGTGTAAATGTTAATACCGCAGCACCATTTGCGCTTTCATTATAAACTTTATAAAAATTAGTTCCAACACTGCCACTAAATGGATTTATACAATTCTGCGTTTCAAAAAGGTGCTCTTGTTCACTACCATCACCCAATAGTGTCTGAGGATTACCACTTGATTGATAAACTGTCATGATTATTTTCCTGGATACTGTTTAGCAGGCCCATAATTTACATTGTCCATTTGACCTGCTGCTACTGGACGACTGCCTTTAACTACTTTGCCATCACCCATGCTATATCCTGATACATTAATTTTGTCAGGATTACCTTTATAATTCTGACCCTTTTCAGGATGCCATGGACGAGTGCCACCTGGATTGCGTACTTGTGCTTTACCAGTAAACATTTCTTTACCTTGTTGTACTTTAGGTGTATGACATTCTGGTACAGGACGATACTTGTCTTTAGTTGCTGGAGGTCCAACATCTTTTGGTTTATGGTCTTTATTGCCCATTGTTGGTCCTCGTCCAAAATCAACTAAACGACCATCATTACTGTGACCACTATATTGATTCTTGCTAAACTTGTCACTGCCACGAGTAAAGCCTGGACTTGCTGCGCCTGTTGCTGGGTCTACTTTCTTAAAATACATATTATTTTCCTTTAGCCATTTTAGGCTTCTTTAATTCTTTCACAATACGCTTCTTTTCTTGTGATAAATTCTTTTTACCGGTCTTGGTGTATGCTTTCTCAGCATCAACACGACCAAGTTCTTCTAAACGATTCATTCTAGTTGTGTTCTTGTGTTTCATTACTATCCCTTCTTAGTCGTTTTTGCTGTTTTTGCTGCTTGCTTAAATGCTTTTGCTGTTGGCGCACCCT